AGCAGCAGTACGACGGGATTGCGGTCAAGACCGTAACGTCTACCTACCCGCAAGTCATGTTCGTAAACATGACCTACCCCGACATTGACATCTACATCTACCCCAAGCCCACGCGCTTGTTGGAGTTTCACTTCATCAGTGTTGAGGAGTTGTCGCAACCAGCTACGCTAGCGACTACGCTGGCTTTTCCACCGGGATACCTGCGGGCGTTCACCTACAATCTGGCGATGGAGATTGCGCCAGAGTTTGGTGTTGAACCATCAGAGCAGGTCAAGCGCATTGCCATGACCAGCAAGCGCAATCTGAAGCGCATCAACAATCCTGACGATGTGATGTCGATGCCTTACGCAATCGTTGCAACGCGCCAGCGATTCAACGTCTACGCTGGTAACTACTGATGCAGACGCCGATTCTGGGATCGGCGTATGTTGCTCGGAGCATCAATGCTGCCGACAACAGGATGGTCAATCTCTTTCCTGAGATTGTTCCCGAAGCCGGTAAGAACCCTGCGTTTTTGAATCGAGCGCCCGGACTACGATTGCTGACCACCGCCGGTCAAGGCCCAGTCCGAGGGCTATGGACGTATGGCGGTATTGCTTACATCGTAAGCGGCGACACGCTCTACTCAATGGCTGGGTTTGGTACGCCGGTACTTATTGGTACAGTTTCCGGTACAGGTCCGGTTAGCATGGTGGACAACGGCACGCAGTTGTTTATTGCTTGTGGCGGGCCGAGCTACATCTACAACAACAGCACGGGCGCGTTTGGGCCGATCACCGATCCAGATTTCCCCGGCGCGTTGACCGTTGGTTACCTTGACGGGTACTTTGTATTCATTGAACCCAACAGCCAAAAAGTCTGGGTGACAACGCTGCTGGATGGCACTTCAATTGAACCGCTGGATTTTGCCAGCGCCGAAGGTAGCCCAGACAACTTAGTCAGTATGATCGTTGACCACCGCGAAGCGTGGTTGTTTGGGACTAACTCGGTTGAGGTTTTTTACGACGCTGGCAACGCAGATTTTCCGTTGCAACGCATCCAAGGCGCGTATAACGAGATTGGTTGCGCTGCAACATTCTCGGTCGCCAAGCTGGACAACGGTTTGTTTTGGTTGGGGGCAGACGCTCGCGGTCAGGGCATTGTGTACCGCTCGCAAGGGTACTCAGGCCAGCGGATCAGCACCCACGCGATTGAGTACGCGATTGCTCAGTACGGCAACATTAGCGACGCGATTGCCTATACTTACCAGCAGGAAGGTCATTCTTTTTACGTGCTGACGTTTCCGTCTGCTGACAAGACTTGGGTGTACGATGTATCTACACAAGCGTGGCACGAGCGGGCTGGCTTTGACAACGGCAACTTTACGCGGCATCGCAGCAACTGCCAGATGGCATACAACAGCGAGATTGTTGTTGGCGATTATGCTAATGGCAATTTGTACGCTTTTGACCTAGACGTTTACGCCGATAACGGTAGCACCCAAAAATGGTTGCGCTCTTGGCGGGCGTTGCCAACGGGTCAGAATAACCTAAACCGTACAGCACACCATAGCCTACAACTAGATTGCGAGTCTGGCGTTGGGTTGAGCGGTCCAGAATATAGCGACCCAACGTATCTGATAACCGAAAGCGGTTTTTTTCTGACGACTGAATCAGGCGATTTTCTAATTTCTTATGAAGGGACGCCAACTGTTGGAGTTGACCCCAAGGCAATGTTGCGCTGGTCAGACGATGGGGGTCACACTTGGTCTAACGAGCATTGGTCGCCATTAGGCAGAATTGGGGTTTATCAGCACCGCGTGTTCTGGCGTCGCCTTGGTATGACGCTCAAACTTCGTGATCGAGTCTACGAAGTATCCGGCACAGATCCGGTCAAGATTGCCATCATGGGCGCTGAACTGCATCTTAGCGGGACGAATGCGTAATGGCAGTCACCAACAACACCACCACAATCCCATCTTCGCGGGTTCCGCTAACGGATGACCGCACGGGTTTGATCGCGCGTGAGTGGTATCGCTATCTCAATAACCAATACACCAAGACTAGTCAGAACGCCAACGCGGTGACCCCCGGCGACTACGGTGCGGTTGGCGACGGTGCGGTTGACGATTCGGCCAGCATTCAGGCTGCGCTTGATTCTGGCTTTGACGTTTACTTGCCGCCCGGACGGGTTTACGCAATTGGCACAACGCTTACGATGTCCACGCCTAACCAGTCGTTTGGCGGCCCGGGTGTTCTGCGTATCGTTGGAGCAATCAACGGTCTAGAACTGATCTCGCCAACCGCCACGATTGTGACTGGCATCCAGTTAGATCTGACGTTTAACTCGCCAACGCAAACTTCTGGTTGGGCTGTTTATATTGACAACAGTAGCCGCGTCAAAATCAACAAACTGAACATCATCAGCGGTTTCGGTGGCTTGTACGTACAACAGGCCAACTGGGTTGTTGTGGACTTTATGTGGGCGTCTCTCACCGGCCCCGGCGTCAAATGGTACGGCAACGACTCAACCCGATCCGATCTGCTGATACTCAACTCGGTGGTGGTAGATACGGGTGACACCTACTATGGCATGGATTGGGACGGTAACTGTCATAGTTTGACGGTCAAGTATCTTGGCATCGTCGGCGGCAAGGGCATGATCATCCGTAATACAGGGGGAACAACAACCTTCCCCGCCATCGGTCGCATCGGTCAGGTTGAGGTGGATTACTCCACCGGTATTGGCGTTGAGATCCAGTCTGGTCTGGACTATGACTTTGTAATGCCTTACGTCCTTGGCGCGGCGTCAGATGGGTTCCGTATCGGCGCAGCAATTAACGCTTACGAAGTACGAATTACTGGCGGCAAATCTATCGGCAACGGTGGCTACGGCATTAACAACTTGGGCGGCGTATTACTGTACAGCGGTAACACTTCGTTGTACTCCAACGGTCTGGGCGAGATTAACGGCTCGGTCTGGAACAAAACGCCGCGTCAGGCAATTGATGACGATTATTACTTGACCGTCAGCGGCGGTAACCCTTTACTAGTTTTTGCACCTAACGATTATCTTTCTTACGACAGAACCGCTAATGAATACAATTTTCAAGTTGCGGGCAACGGCATTTTTAATATGTCGGCTACTGCGGTTCAATCGTACAAACCGATTCGTCTTCTTGGATCAACATCTGGATATGTTGGTTTAACCGCTCCAGCAGTAGCTGGAGGTACAACGTATACTTTTCCCTCTAGCCCAACTAACGGTTACTTTCTTCAGACAGACGGATCTGGCGTTCTTTCATGGGCGGCGGGCGGTAGCGGCGGCGTCACAAGCGTAACCGCAACTAGCCCCGTTAATTCTTCTGGCGGCGCAACGCCAAACATTACTGTAAACGCGACCAGCGGCAACACCCCGCTGTATCTTGTGCAGCGCAACGCTTCGGGCGACTTTAGCGGCAACTTTATAACTGGAACCGGATTTTACGCTGACGCGACGTACTATATGCAGATGTCGGGAGCCAACCCGAATCTGGTGTTTGATACGAATGACTATTTAGCCTACGACCGCACAAACAACAGCTACAACTTCCAAATTGCTGGCAACGGGATCTTTAAGGTAACACCCACTTATGCCCAATCGCTTCAGCCCTTTGTCTTACCTATGTACACGGTGGCAACGCTTCCTACAGGCATTCAGGGAGCGATGGCTTACGTTACAGACGCGCTCACCCCATTGTACAATACGACCGTTGTCGGAGGCGGCTCCTCCGTTGTTCGAGTCTTCTTTGACGGAACCAGTTGGAAAACCTGATATGACCACTTACATTTCGCCGCAGCCGAAACTGCAATTTTTAGATAGTAACGGTGTGCCGTTGTCTGGCGGGAAGGTTTACACCTACGCAGCCGGAACTACCACGCCGCTTACGACCTACACCGATTACACCGGCAACACGGCGAATTCCAATCCGGTCATTCTAGACAGTCGCGGCGAATGCAGCATCTGGCTTGGCACTTCTTCGTACAAGTTTAAGCTTGCCACATCCACCGATGTTGAGGTCTGGACCGTTGACAACATCTCGGTTTTGACTAGCTCGGCCAATATCACCTACGTTGAGTCCGGCACGGGCGCAGTTACTGAGACTGTTCAGGCCAAACTGCGTCTGGGTTACGTCTACCCCGAAGACTTTGGCGCTGCCGGTGACGGCACGACTAACGACACGACCGCGCTACAGAACGCGATCAATACCGGGCGTGATGTATATCTTGCGGCGGGCAAAACCTACCTTCACACCACCGCGCTATCGGTCACGACCAACTACCAATGGGTCGGTGGCCCCGGCATCCTCAAGACCTCTGGCGCAATCAATAGCGTCACGGTTGGTGGCGGCAGCATCGGCGTTAAGTTGTCTCTTAACTTTAACTCGCCCGGTCAGACCACCGGCTACGCAATCTACATCAGCAACGCCAATCGAGTGACGATTGAGCGGGCGTATCTGTACGATGCGTTTGGTGCGTTGTATGTTGAACAAGCCAACACCGTTCAACTTGAATGGATGTGGGGCATCATTCGCGGCCCCGGCATCAAGTGGTTTGGCAACGCCGCCAAGCGGTCGGACATCCTGTCAATCAACTTCTGTGTGCTTGACCCCGGCCCTGACTACTATGGGTTTGAATGGGACGGCAACTGCAACAGCCTGAACGTCAAGTACATGGGTCTGGTCTGCGGCGGTAGCAGCAGCACACAATCCAGCTACGGGTTCATCATTCAGAACACGGTTGGCGGCTACAAGTCAGTCACCAGCGGATCTATCGCCGGTACAACTTTGACGCTGACCACCGCGCCATCTAGTCCGATTGTAGTTGGCATGGTCATATCTGGTACTGGCGTAACCGCTGGCACTACGATCACCGGCCTTATCAATTCAACCAACTACACCGTGTCAACCGCTCAGTCGGTTGCGACCACTCCGATTACCGCCGTTCCAGCGTTCTTCCCCGCGATTGGTCGAGTGGGTCAGGTTGAGATTGACTACGCAAAAAGCGCGGCAATCCGAGTGTTGTCCGGCGTGGATTACGATTTTGTCATGCCATACGTTACCGGCGCGGTCAGCGACGGACTGTACGTTGACTCAAACATTGACAGCTACAACGTGCGCGTGAGCGGCGGCAAACTGATTGGTAACGGCGGGTACGGGATCAACAACACGACCGCTGGCATTTTGCTGATGTCCGGCAGCGTTCAATTGACCAACAACACCAGCGGGGCGACCAACGGCAACGTTTGGAATCTAGCCCCAACTCAAGCAGTTGATGATTACTTCTACCTAAATCTTGGTGGCGACAAGACGCTTGCCAACGGTACGTCGCAGATCAATTTCTACCCCAACGATTACATCTCGCACAACCGCGCTTCACCAAGAAAGATCAGGTTCTACATCGGCGGCGTTGAGGTATTTGATGTCGGCGCAGATTCCGTTGACACGCTTATTCCGTTCAAACTCAAAACCTACACCGTCGCCACATTGCCGGCCAGCCCCGTTAAAGGATGGGTTGCCATGGTCACGGACGCCAACGCTACGACTTTCGCCAGTACGGTTGTTGGTGGTGGAAGCAATAACGTACCCGTATACTATGATGGTACGAACTGGAAGATCGGATGAGCGATTTTGCTACTATAGCTCGGCAACGCGAGGGGATATTTGAGCGTGACCCTTGCGTTGAACATCATTTTAGCGATGGGTTGTACGCTAAACGGATGGTTATCCCAAAGGGGTTTGAAGCGGGTCAACACGCGCACAACTATAGCCACTTAAGCATTTTGGCTAAAGGTAAAGTTGTTGTTTTGACTGACGATGACCAGACGGAATATGAAGCGCCAGCGTGTATAGAGATTAAAGCTGGCGTCCACCATGTGATTCACGCTCTTGAAGATAGCGAATGGTTTTGTGTTCATGCCACAGAAGAAACTGACACAAATAAAGTTGATCAAGTTTTGATCAAAAGGAACTGATATGGCTTTAGCTTGGATGGCCGCCGCCACTATCGGCGCAGGATTATTAGGTGCAAGCTCCGCAAGAAGCGCAGCCAACACGCAAGCGCAAGCGACTCAAGCGGCGCAAGATGCTCAAGAACGGATGTTCAACAAACAAGTTGAACTTCAAGAACCGTTTCGTCAAGCAGGTATTGGGGCGCTCAACAAGCTAATCCCGCTTAGTGACTACACTAAGTTTGGCATGGATCAATTTCAACAAGACCCCGGATATGCTTTCAGATTGTCTGAAGGTATGAAAGCACTTGACCGTACTGCGGCGGCGCGGGGTGGTTTGTTGTCTGGCGCTACGCTCAAAGGGGCGCAACGCTATGGTCAAGATCTTGCGTCGCAAGAGTACACAAACGCTTTCAACCGTTATCAGACTGAACGTAACGCTCAACTTAATCCGCTTCAGTCATTGGCTGGTGTTGGGCAGACTGCAACTGGCGCGTTGACTAACGCGGCGCAACAATTTGGCGCTCAAACTGGTCAGAATTTGCAAGACATTGGAACTGCGCGGGCTTCTGGTTATCTTGGTGGAACTAACGCATTGTCTAGCGCAATTGGGCAAGCCGGACAAATGTACCAGTACGGACAACGCACAAATGCGTTGGCTGGAATGTACGGCAACACCTACCCCAACCAATATTCTTTACCATAATAAAGGTCAATTATGGCACTCAGACCTCTTGACCCAACAATTGTAAACGCTTACCAAGCGCCCAAGTTTAATATGCCAGATCCTTTGCAGGATGTGGCGGCGCTTGAGCAGATCAAGTCTGGGCGCGTTGCTCGACAGTTGCATGAACAACAGTTGGCGCAAATCCAACAAGATCGTTCTGCTCTAGAAAAATTGCGCCAAAACATAGCAGGAGCTGGTGGGCCACCCGATCTTGATGTTGCCGCTAACGAAATGATTAAATCTGGGGTCCAACATTACGTGGATCTTGGGTATAAAATATTAGAAAAACGGCAGTTTCAGAAAAACTTTTTAGCTGCTATGGGCGGCGGCGAACCCGCGCCCGCGCAACCTGCACCTGTGGCGACTACCGCGCCTATCCAAAGCCCGTCGCTGTCTGTAGAAAATTTGAGCGCGGGTGGTACTGGCGTCAAAATGCGTTCTAACTTGCCGGAGCAAGCGCCAGCGCCTACAAACGCGCTTCTTGGGCCGTCAGGATTGCCATCTAATTTTGGTGATAACGTACTCGCGCAAATCGCAGAACTGGAGCGCAAACGTAATGGTTTGACGATGCTTGCGGCTCAGAATCCGGCCATTATGCCTATGGTTTCGGAACTGTCGCGCCAGATTGCTAAATTGCGTGAGCCTCAAACATTTAGCCCCGGCCAAACAGTTTATGTTCCGGGTCAAGCACCGGTTACGCTGCCAGCCGCCGAACGCGCGCCGGTCGGTGTATCGCGCGGTGAAACTTTGTATGATTCAAAAGGCAACGTAATCGCGCGCGGTATGGCTCCAGAAGCGCCAACACCGGTAAAAATCATAAATGAAAAAACAGGCAAAGTAGAATACGCTACCCCATCGCAAGCTGTTGGTAAAACACCCGCGTCTGAATTTACGGGTCTTTCGCCTAAAGACCAGCAGAAACGTGAGGCTGACTATCCTGCTGCGACGTCTACGATAAAAAGTTTTGAAGCGCAAAGCGATAACTTCATAAAAGATATGGAGAAACTTCGAAACCATCCTGGGTTGTCTCAAATATCTGGAATTTTAGCTGGACGTATTGGCGGTATAACTTCTGAAGGTAGAGAAGCGAAAGCGCTGTACGACAAAATTAAAGCTAAAGGTGGATTCCAAGCCATTCAAGATCTCAAAAACCAGTCCAAAACGGGCAGCGCGCTGGGCAGCGTGTCAAACGAAGAAGGTCGTAAGTTAGACGCTTCGTTTGCTGCAATTGATCGAGTTCAAGACGCACCAAGCATTCAAAATGCGCTCGATGATGCGGTTTCTCAACTTAGAAGTTCTAAGCAAATCCTCCGCGATAAGTACGATTCTACTTACGAATACCGCGCCAATCGCCCTGCCGCCGTTGCGCCTGCCGTTCCTGCCGCTCCTGCCACCGCGCCCGCCGGTAAAGCAATGCGTCCTTTAAGCGCTTTCGGGAGTTGATATGGCATTCGATATTGAAGGCGCTCGCAAAGAAGGATACTCAGACGCTGACATAGCGGGGTATCTTGCCCAACAACGCAAGTTTGACCTGACTGGCGCGCGTAAAGAAGGTTATTCTGACGCCGATGTCATCGCGCATTTGTCAAAAGCCGCCCCTAAATTTACGCCGCGCGCGCCCGCAGCGCCGGAGACTATGCGGGTTATTGAAAGCGCGCCGTATGAAATGTTGGGCGGCACAGCAGACTTGTTGCTGAACGCGCCGTACAACATTATGAATCTGGGCAAGATGGGGTTTGGAACGCTCGCTACTTTAGCGGGGCGGCGTGATCTTGCGCCAGAACCAAGCAGCATCACAACTCCAGACTACGCAACAAATGCGCTGCGTAGACTTGGATTGATTAAAGCAGAACAAAACAGAACGCCAGAGCAGCGTGTACTTAGTTCTATTGTTCAAGCCGGTACGGGTGGCTTGATGACCCCATCGCGTACGTTGCCAGAGTTAGGTTCTGTAGTCCTTAAAAATATGTTGGGTGGGGCCGCTGGTCAGACTGTTGCTGAAACAACCGGCAGTCCTGAGTTGGGCGTCGCCGCAAGCATGGCTACGCCAGCGGGCATAACCGCAGCGGCGCAAAGACGGCAAGCAACTTTACAAGCCGCGCAACAACAAAACGCGGTTCGAGACGCGACCATTCGGCAAGCACAACAAGAAGGTTTTGTTGTCAGCCCCGGAAGTATTTCTCCATCAAGCCAAAACGTGTTGCTTGAGCGTATTGGTGGCAAGACGCGCCTTGAACAAGCGGCTTCTTCAACCAACCAGCAAACTACTGACAGACTGGCGCGGCGCGCGGTTGGTTTACCTGTAAACGAACCAATTACATCACAAGCGATGCAACGCATACGCGCGGATGAGTTTAATACTGGATACGCGCCGTTGCAAAATCTTGGGCAGATGCCTACAGATAACGCATTTCAAGCAACTTTAAACCAAATCAATCAACAGTACACCGGGCCAGCGCGGTCATTTCCCGGCGCGGTTCCTGACGTCGTAACGCAAGCAATTGCGCCGTTTCGGGTAGGGACATTTGACGCTGGTGACGCTATACAAGCGACCCGAACGCTACGTCAACAGGCAACGGCTAATTTTAGGAACGGTAACAACGATCTAGCTCACACGCAGCGCCAGATTTCAAATGCGCTTGAAGATCAAATTGAGCGAAATCTAGCAAACGCCGGAAACCCTAACGCTCAAGCAATGCTTGAACAGTTTAGGGCGTCGCGGCAACGTATGGCTATCAGCCATGTTGTAGAAGACGCGGTGCGGGAAGGGTCTGGTTCTATTGACGCTAAAAAATTAGCGCGCGATCTACAACGTGGCGATTATCTTACTGGTGATCTTCAAACTATCGGGGCGTTTGCAAACGTAGCGCCGCGTGTTAACCAGCCGCCATCGCAATTTGGCGCGCCGGGGACCGGCACAATGCTTGGACGCGGCATGACTGGTATGGTCGGCGCGGGGGTAGGCGCGATGACTGGTGGTCCTATAACGGCGGCGCTTGGTGCTGTCGTACCGGAAGCAACTTCTGCCGCCGCACGCGCTTATTTGTTGTCACGGATGGGGCAAAGCCGCGCGCTCCCAAACTATAACCGCGCCGATTTTTTAGCCCGAGATACCCTTACGCCCGGATTGCGTAACGCATTAATGGGCCTTCCTGTAGTCAATCAATTAGGCCAATGATGGTTACATTATCTGAAGTTGATCACAAAATTGACGCCCATGTGGACGTCTGCGCGATCCGGTACGAAGGTATCGAGAAAGAGATGCGCGGGGTCAACGCGCGGATCAAGCGGCTAGAGCAGATCTTGGTCACCGGATGCGGATCAATCATCCTGCTGCTGCTGACCATACTGACTAGGGGTCACTAAACGGTCATGGTCAGTTTGTAAACTTAAGACTCCTTAATCTGGAGCCTGACATGAAAGACGACATTCTTGACGCGATCAATGACTCTGAGCCAGTTGACGCCCTGAACGCGCTGTTCTCGGTGGCGTTCCTTGTTGCCAAAGCATCAAACATCAACGAGTTCACCTTGTCTTCGCTCTTCTCCTCAACTGCTGACGCA